TTTTTCAGGGATGGCATTCTTTTAAATAAATGTAGTTGACCCAATCACTCTTCTCCTGTCATACCACAAGTGTTATACTTATAAAAAGTTAGAGTATCTTGCCGCGCAAAATATGTATTTAATTACGGAACTTGCGCGGTGCTAAGTAGTATACTCTACGATATTATAATATATGACTACTATACTGAACCAAAATAGCTCTATCAAAAAAACGTTTTACTTTATGGCCGGACTACCCCGCAGTGGTAGCACTTTGCTTTCATCTATCTTAAATCAAAATCCTCGTATTCACAGTGGCCCAAGTAGCCCAGTCCACGGCTTAATGCTTAATCTAGACACTCATATTCGCACAGATGAACTATTCCGAGCTTTCCCCAAGCCAATAGAAGCTAATAAAATAATTGGTTCTATTATTGATAACTTTTACAGTGATGTAGATCGTCCAATCATTATCGATAAAAATCGAGCTTGGGTAAATCGTCCCCACTACATTACTGGATACTTAAATACCACTCCAAAAATTATCTGCCCAGTTCGCAACATAGATGAAATTTTAACTTCATTCATCACCATGTGCCGGCGAAATCCATTTAATGGTGAAAAAATCAATTTCATTGATAAAATGTTGATTCAGGCTAACGTAGAGTTGAACGATACTGAACGCTGCCGGGCATTGGTAGGACCCGGAATCATTGGGCAATCATATGACGCTATTAAGCAACTATTAGTAGATGGTAAATCCGATATGCTACACTTTGTTGAGTATAACGACCTGATTAGAACCCCCAAAGAAGTTATGCGTAAACTCTATCAGTTTTTGGGTGAGAAATACTATGATCACGATTTTACCAACATAGTAAATGTTCACCCCGAACAGGATATGGATGTGTATGGATTTGCTGATATGCACCAAGTTCGCCCTGATATTTCTCGGTTGTCACCCAGTCCTCATGATATTCTGCCAGCTGGCGTCATTAAATCGTGTGTCGATGCTGAGTTCTGGAGAGACTTCGATGCAAGTAATACCAATACAACAACATAACAATAGGTAAGATATGAAGATAAATGTCACTAAACGTTCTGGATTAATAGAGCAGCTTACTATAGAAAAATGGCAATCGCAAATCGCTAAAATCTGTACAGGGATAGCGGATGTCAGCCAATCTATGATAGAAATCAAAGCGCAGCCGCATTTCTACGATGGTATAACCACACAGGAAATCGACGGTATCACGCTTAGAGCTATCGTAGACTTGATAGATGTAGAATCAAATCCAGATGTTGGTCACACTAATTATCAATACGTGGCAGGTAAACAACGACTATCTATGTTGCGCAAAGATGTGTATGGTGGATACGAGCCTCCCCGTTTGTTTGATATTGTAAAAACAAACGTAGAAACAGGACTCTATACCGCTGAGTTGCTGGTGTGGTATACTGAAGAGGAATGGGATAAAATGGATTCGTTCATTGATCATTCTAAAGACGAGCAATATAGTTATGCCGCCATTGAGCAACTGATTGAGAAATATCTAGTAAAAAATCGCTCTACCAAACAAAGCTACGAAACGCCACAGGTTAGGTACATTGTTGCAGCCGCCACTGTCTTCCACAAAGAAGAACCTTTGTCTGCCAGAATGCGTTACATAAAGGAATATTACAATGCAGCCAGTGACGGCTTATTCACTCTCGCTACTCCTGTTCTTGCTGGGCTTGGCACTCCCACTAAGCAGTTTTCTAGTTGTGTCCTCATTCGCAGTGATGATGATCTTGACAGTATTTTTGCTAGTGGCGAAATGATGGCAAAGTATGCCAGCAAACGCGCCGGCATTGGTTTAGAAATTGGACGACTACGCCCACTAGGTAGCCCCATTCGCGGTGGTGAGATTATGCACACAGGTATGATTCCATTCTTAAAGAAATGGTTTGGTGATCTGCGTAGCTGTTCGCAGGGTGGGATCCGCAACGCCAGTGCGACCATCACATATCCAATTTGGCACTATCAATTTGATGACCTCATTGTGCTTAAAAACAATCAAGGCACAGAAGAAACTAGAGTTCGGCATATGGACTACAATGTTGTGCTAAATGCGTTCTTCTGGAGACGGTTTAAAAATCGTGAGCAAATAACCTTCTTCGATCCCAACCAAGTCCCTGAACTGTATGAAGCCTTCTATCGTGATACACCTGCATTTGAAGAAATGTATGTAAAATACGAACAACGAACCGATCTCCGCACCAAAACAATGAGTGCGGAAGAGGTGTTTAAGAGTGGAATTTTGAAAGAGCGTACTGATACTGGTAGAATTTATCTTACATATATTGATAATGTTCAAGCTCAAGGTCCGTTTGATCCAGAATTTCATACTATCTATCAATCCAATTTGTGCCAAGAAATACTACTTCCTACAAAATCATTTAAACGTTTAGACGATGATACCGGCAGGATAGCTCTCTGCACACTTGGTAGCATTAATTGGGGAAGTTTCCGTAATCCAGAAGATATGAAGCGAGCCTGTAAGATTCTCGCCCGTAGTCTCAACAACATATTAGATTACCAAGATTTTTTGAGTATCCAAAGCAAATTGTCTAATGATGAAATTCGCCCATTGGGCATTGGTGTTACTAATCTAGCATATTGGCACGCAAAGCGCGGCCTTAAATATGGTGAGAAAGATGCATTGCAGGAAGTTAAATCTTGGATGGAACATCAGGCATTTTACTTGACTGAAGCCACTGTAGAAGTAGCTAAAGAACGTGGCCCTTGTTTACATAGCGATAAAACTAGGTATGGTCAGGGAATATTCCCCTGGGAGTTAAGGGCTAAAGGGGTAAATGAGTTAGCAAACTTTGCACCTGAACTTGATTGGGAAACACTACGCACTAATATGAAACAGTATGGAGTCAGGAATGCTACTCAAATGGCTATTGCTCCAGTTGAAAGCTCAAGCGTTGTTATTAATAGCACTAATGGTATTGAAATGCCAATGAGTTTGATTAGCGTTAAAGAAAGCAAAGCAGGGTCATTAACACAAGTTGTCCCCGAATACCACAAATTGAAATCGAAGTATCAATTGATGTGGGATCAAAAAGATTGTGATGGCTACTTGAAAACAGCAGCAGTGTTGGCCGCCTACATAGATCAAAGTATCAGCACTAATACATTCTACTCCCCAAAGCATTTTGCAGATCGTAAAGTGCCCTCTACCTTGATTGCAAAGAACTTAATGCAGGCTCACTTATATGGGCTTAAAACTCTGTATTATAGTTTAATTGACAAGCAAGGATCAAAGTCAGAGGCTGAAATTGCTCCTCTGATGCCTATTAATTTTGATGATGAAGAATCATGTGAAAGTTGCACCCTATGAGCCTAGAACAATACAACCTAAACACTAAAACAGATTATCTGCGCCGTAAAATGTTCCTGGATCCTGCTGGGCCGGTGGTCATCCAAAGATTTGAAGAGGTCAAGTATCCCAAGATTGCTGATTTTGAGCAAACCGCCCGTGGTTTCTTTTGGCAACCAGAAGAGATTAGCTTAAGCAAAGATGCTAATGACTTCAAGGACGCCAGCGCCGCAGTCAAGCATATCTTTACTAGCAATCTATTGCGACAAACAGCATTAGACAGCTTACAGGGCCGAGCACCAAGTCAAGTCTTTATGCCGGTAGTATCATTGCCTGAACTTGAAGCATTGATTTACAACTGGACCTTCTTTGAAACAAATATTCATAGCAAGAGCTATAGTCATATCATTCGTAATATTTACAATGTTCCAAAAGATATCTTCAATACCATACACGATACTCAACAAATCATTGATATGGCTTCAAGTGTGGGTAACTACTATGAAGCATTGCATATCCTCAACTGTAAAAAACAATTACATCTACCAGTAGTAGAAAGTGAGCATATTAAAGCAATTTGGATGGCATTACACGCTAGCTATGCGCTAGAAGCATTTAGATTTATGGTGTCATTTGCTACTAGCTTGGCAATGGTTGAGAATAAACTCTTTATGGGTAATGGTAATATCATCAGCTTAATCTTGCAAGATGAGTTGTTACATAAGGGATGGACAGCATACATCATCAACCAAGTAGTTAAAGAAGACAGCCGCTTTGCAGCAGTTAAACAAGAATGCGAACACGAAGTATATCAGCTTTATGTGGATGTTATTAGAGAAGAAAAAGAATGGGCAGACTATCTATTCAACAAAGGCCCGGTGATTGGACTAAACGCAAATATTCTCAAAGACTTTGTGGATTACACTGCAATGGGCGCATTGAAAGAAATTGGAATCAAGTATCAAACTCTCTCACCCAAAACTACTCCTATTCCGTGGTTTAATAAACACACTGACACAAGTAAAAAACAGTCTGCTCTTCAGGAAACAGAAAGCACGAATTATGTTATGGGAGTGATGAGTGAATCATTACACTATGATGAATTACCCGCACTATAAGGAAATAAAATGAAAGCAGTTATTTGGTCAAAATACCATTGTACCTTTTGCGATCAAGCAAAGGCATTACTAACACAAAAAGGTATCCCATTTGAAGAACGCAAAATAGGCGATGGTTATACCAAAGAAGAATTATTAGAGGCAGTACCAAATGCCCGCACGGTACCACAAATCTTCATTGATGGAGAACTTGTGGGTGGGTTCACTGAACTCAAACAAAAATTAGCAGATTAAAAGGAATACAATGAAATTCACAATAGGAACAGTAATTACCTTAAAACTTAACAGTGGTGAGGAATTAATAGCCAAAGTAGTAGGCGACACAGATATGAACGGGTTTATTACAGTAGAAGAACCCGTATCAATTGCTCCGGGTCCACAGGGTTTAGGTTTAGTGCCTAGTGTGTTCACTGCGGATCCAAAAGGTAAATTTATGTTAAACACTAAAAGTATTTCAATTGTAGCAGCAACCGATGACAATGTAAAACTAAAATATTTGGAAGCGACCACTGGTATCAAAGTTCCAGAGAAAAAGTTAATTCTAAGCTGATATACCAGCACTGTTAACTATGCATAAATATACTATAGAAAGACAATATAGACATATGGCACAGTTAAGTAGACAAGGTGATGCAAACACTACCGGTGGAACCATAATCAGGGGAGCAGGTACGGTGTTTGCTAATGGAATTCCCGTGGGACTGCATCTCAGCGCAATCACCTCGCACGCCCCGTTTGGAAGAAAACCACACCCGCCACATCAGGCAGCACAAACTACAGATGGTAGCCCCACTGTTATTTGTGAGGGTGACCCTGTCTTACGAGTAGGTTCAGGTAATACCTGTGGTCACACTATTATTGAAGGTAGCCCGGACGTATTCTGCCCATGAGCCAGTCTGGTAAACAAAGCCCACTGGGCGTTAATGTAAACGGATCCCTATTACAAAATGTAGGGTTTTACATTAATCCGGTCGCTCAGGGTTATATGGGCACTAGCAAAACAAACACTGATTACACAATGGGCACTGTGGTTGGAGGAACTTGTCTTCGATTGCTTGCTTATGCAATCAATGATGCTTATACTAGAGGAGTGGTGGCGCAGACCCCCACCGGAACATCAACCTATGACAATTTAATTTCAATTGGGGCTCTCT